ATAAAGACTAGCTTCTCTTTTGTTGAAGTCTAGCCTAAGCAGTTTTCATGGCCTGATGAGGAACCGAAACCCAAATAGGGGTCGCCATGTGGTATAATGTATTTATTTGGAGGATGCTGCTTGTCATCCTGGTCTTGTTCGTCAGTTTTGCGTCCCTCTTGTTTATGTGGGGAGGCTTTGGAATATTGCTGGCTTTGCCAGCTTTCTTTATTGGGTTTTGTGGCCCAGTTGGTTGTGCTTTGATCATGATCCTGGGCCCCTTGTCTGGTTACATCTTTGTCTCCATATTTCGCGACAGCCTTGCTCGCGAAGTGGCGATTATTGACTCAGTAGGTGAGGAAGCCGCCTTGTGGGTCTCCTCGGATGTTAGCACACTTTCATCCCACCCTCTTAAGCTTGTAATGAGGGAAGTTATCTGGATGGGCCATGATGAGTCAGGGATTTGGCTCCAAGCATGGGCCCACACCTTGAAGCTCCCTGTGGAACTGCAAGACATGGTGGGGAGAGGTGCTGCACAGTTTGGTTCCATTTTATGGTCGAGACTTGTGCTCTGGCTACATGCTGGCATGACAGAGTGGCCATCTGCTGTCTTTTCTTGCTTCGCCATTTGGCGAATTGCTAAGCAGGCGAAGGCATTAGGGGTTTGGTGGTACACGAAGTTTTGGTGGCGTCTAGTAACAGTCCTCATCTTCCTCTACCATCTTCCCCCGGACGTGATGGTCCCTTTGTTGTTCAGGGGCTGTTACTGGCTCCTGCGAGAGGTTGTCGCCATAACTCACCAGCGCAGGGAAGCTTGGGAATGGCTACAGACTTTTTATGTCGCCATTTTAGTTAAATTTATTGCTTGGGCCGAGTCTGTTAATAGCGAATTTGAGAAACACCACTCCCTGGCTATCGCCAGAGGTTCTTCTCGGCTCACCCAACACTTCAAGTCGATGGTGATGACAGCTTCCATTGTCGTGTCTGACCTGGCACTGCCATCCTATGTGAGAACAAAAGGGCCTCTCAGGCCTGACCGTGAGACCCTGGAGGCCTCCTTGACACTCATGAAGGATCTTGGCTGGCCCATAAATGTGAATGTCACGGACCCTGTCCCATTGACTTCCCAGTCATTTAAAGAGTGGGTGCTTTGTGGGTCAGACTTCAAGCAGGGAATTCACAACCTCAAGATGCAAATCGATGAGGATCTTGAATCTCTGCGTATTGCTGGCATCCGGTATAGGAGGTCTGAGGAGTATGCTTCTGTTGAGAATGAATTGGAAGCCACTTCACGGTATTTTCGTTCTCCGAAGTATGACTATCCTGACCTTGACCTGGATGATGTCTGGTTTGTTCTGGGGGATATCTTCAGGCATTCCCGGCTCACATCTTTTAACTACATCATTCGGATGTGGGAGAAGAAGTATGCGTTGGGTGCTTTCATGAGAGATCCTCTCAGGCTACGCAGCAAATATAAGCGTTCCAAGTTTATTCATGACCTGGGTGGTTATGGCCCTTTTAAAGCATTGTGGGCCCGTACCTTCTGGGCCGCAACTCAGGTTTTGCCAGTTTCAGCTGTGTCTGTGAAGGGCGAGGCCTTGCCTGAAAAGAAATGGGCCAATAATATGGTTCGTTCCATCATTGGCTCGCCTATTACCCAATACATTTTGTCAACCATTTGGAATTATGGCCCCAACCACAGGTTCTCATGGGTTTCGACACCAATCAAAATTGGCATGCCACTCAATGGTTACTGGATGTCCACTATTTGGCAGCGCCACTCACGCTGTCAAATTCATGTGGAGGGTGATTTCACTGCTTTTGATAGCACAATTAGTGGGAAGGTGATTGATGTCATCAAGGCCATCCGAAAGCACGGTTTTGAGCACCACAAGGATAGAGACCGGATTGCCGACTTGATTGACATCAATTACGAGCAGGTTGTCCACCAACTGTTGAACACTACTTCCACTGGAAATGTGTACAAGAAGGGGACTGGTCTAACAACTGGCCATTCTTCCACTAGTATGGACAACTCTGTGGGCTTGGTGGTGCTTTACTTAATGGCTTGGAAAGATTTGACTGGTTTGTCATCTCGAGAGTTCATGTATTACAATGAGCTC